GATCGTCGATATGCAGGCCCCGAAGACCCCGGCGGCGTGAGGTGTGACATGGTTGAGATCATCGACCTCTCCACCCTCTCGCCAAAGCCGGTGATCGTCAGGATCGGGAACGGCGACGAGATCGAGGAGATCGATCTCACCGTCGTGCCAGCCCGGGCGACGCTGACCCTGACACAGGCGACGCAGGAACACGGCGGGTTTGACAAAATCCCTGACGGCGAGATGGTCATGGCGATCGCAGATATCTGCCACATATCCAACCCCAAGATTACCTACGAGTGGCTGATGGCCAACCTCACCCGGCCGCAGCTCGCTGGCCTGACCCAGGTCGTCCTCGCGCAGGCGTTCCGGCGATGGGGCGGCGGGGACAAGGGCGACGGCACGGAGGGAGACGGAAAAAACCGGTGATCGAGGCAGGTCGGATCGTCGCCCACCTGTGCCGGACGTATGGGTGGACGCCGGAGTACTGCCTCGATCGCCTATCGTGGGCGCAGGTGATCATGTTCGATGCATACGCGAGGGAGCTGACAGGGGCTGTGGTGCCCGAGACCCATACGAGCCCGCCCCCGCAGGAGGGGGATGGACCCGACGTCGAGCAGATCGAGCAGCGGTATGGGTCCAGGATCAGGAGGGGGATAGATGGCCGGTGAGGCCGTCGCAGGAAAACTCGTCGTCGAGATCGTCGGCGATGTCGCGGGGCTGACCCGGGCATACGACGAGGCGGTCAAACGCACAGAGGGGCTGGAGGGTGACCTCAAGACCATCGGGTCGCGTCTCACGAGCATCGGCTCCGACCTAACCCTCAAAGTCACCGCCCCGCTCGCTCTTGCCGGTGTCGGTATGGTAAAACTCGCCAGCGACGCCGAAGAGACTCAGGCGAAATTCGAGCAGGTCTTCGGCGACATGACCGATGACATGAGCGCATGGGTCGACGAGTACGGCACCTCGATCGGCCGCGCCCGGACCGACCTGCAAGAGATGACGGCCACGATGATGAGCATCGTCAAGGCCATGAAGTTCTCCGGCGAAGAGGGCATGGAACTCTCGAAGACGATCACCCAACTCTCCGTCGATATGGGTGCCTTTCACAACGTCGCCGACGTCGAAGCATTTAACGCGCTCCGCTCGGCCATCACCGGCGAATATGAGCCGATGAAGCGGTTTGGTGTCGTCATCAATGAGGCAAAGGTCGAGCAGGAGCTCCTCAATATGGGGATCGAGGGCGGCACCGAGGCGGCCACCGACGCGGAGAAGGCGCAGGCCAGGCTCAACCTCGTCATGCAGGCCACGACCGACGTGCAGGGGGCGGCAGCCCGGGAGGCGGACGGGCTCGCCAACCAGACGAAAGCGCTCACCGCCGACCTCAAAGAACTCGGTGAGGAGTTCGGGCAGATCCTCATGCCAATGGCCCGGGATCTCATTTCGGTGGTGCGCGACGGGATCGGATGGATCTCCGGGTTCGACGAGGGCACGAAAAAAGTGATCGTCACCACCGGGCTCTTCGCCGCCGCGACCGGGCCGGCGATCTGGGGGATCGGCACCCTCGCCGGCTCCATAGGATCGACGATCTCCCTCTACCGCACCTACCAGGCGAGCGCCTTCGCCGCAACGGTCGCCACGAAGGGATTTACCGCCGCCATCATGGCGAACCCACTCGGCCTCGCAATCATCGGCGTCACCACGCTCGGCGCCGTCCTGCTCCCACTCATCGCCGCGACAAACGACGCGACGGACGCGACGAACGAGTATGCCGACGCGCTCCGGGAGGTGCGCGACCTCTCCGAAAAATCCACGGAGACGATCGAGGACGAGATCGACATACTCAAGGAGCGGGAGCAGCAGATCCTCGCCGATATCGAGGCGCTCAAAGCGCAGAACGTCGTCACTGACCAGGGTACGCTCGCAACCCGGCGGGCGACCCAGGCGACCGGGTGGCACAAACTCGCGACTGGCGAACTCACCGAAGAGTTCCGGGGCACGACTGATGCGATCAAGGACGGAACTGTCGCACTCGGCAACCTGACGCAGGCACAAAAAGACGCCGCCCTCGCCGCGAAGGAGCAGGAACTCGCCGAGAACCGGGCGGCGCAGGCGATCCGCGACACCGAGCTCGCCGCCCGCCGACTCGCGGACGGCGCGAAGACCGCCTACGATCAGGCGTCAAAAGCAGTTTCCGCGCACCAGAAGACCGTCTCCAACCTGCAGAAGGAGTACAACGAACTGAAAGAAACGATCGACAAAGCGCTCGGGATCGACGAGGAGATCGAGGACGCCGACCGTGAGGTCGAGCGGGCAGACATCCGCCGAATCCGGGCGGAGCGCGACCTCGCAGACCTCCAGGAAGAGATCAAGAAGAAGCGAGCAGAGGCCGCGGGGGGTGACGCGGACGCGAAGCGGGAACTCGAAGATCTCCTCCTCCGCGAGCGGGAAGCGGTGCTCGACGTCGCCGAGGCCCAGGATCGGTATCAGGACGCGCTCAAAGCGGCAAGCGACGCACAGCAGGAGCGGGTCGACGTCGAGGAGGCGCTCAACGGCGAGAGCGTCTCCAGCGCACAGGAGCGCCTCGATGAGATCGGCCGGATGCTCGAAGAGGAGCAGGAGAAACTCGATGTCGCCCTCGAAAACCGCGAGCAGGCGCAGGTCGCCCACGAGAACCTGATGAGCCAGATCGAAAACGAAGCGCTGGATGTCAAGTCCGCGAACTGGGCGGAGTACGTCAAGTATGTAAACGACAACCCGGCGATCGCCCGGACGTATCACGTCGAGTATGACGAGAATGGTAACCCGATCGGAGGGCCGCCGCAGATCCCGACGGTCAGCATCCAGACTCCGTCCTACGCCTCGCCCGCCTTCGCGGCGGCGTCTGAGTCCACAGCCGCTGTCGCCTCTGGTGGCGGGGGCTCTGCAGAGGGTTCTGCAGGTGCAGCGGCCGCTACCACGGGGCTGAACCTGCCGGCAGCAGGCGCGGCCGGAGGGATGGCGGTCACGATCAACCAGAACGTCTACACACAGACGCAGTCCGCCTCCGAGGTCCAGGCCGCCACGAAACGCGGGCTGCGTGACGCCGCCCAGGAGGGAGCGCTCCTGTGATGCACTTGCAATGGCACGCCGTCAACGGACAGATCCTCGACATCCGGGAGCCGGACACCGTCGTCCCCGATCCGCCGTATGTCTACCTGACATCCTCCGGGTTCGGGGGCGGAGGGTGCGACGTGCAGGCCGTGAAAGGGCCGTATCAGCACGGCGCGACGTTCCTCGCGGCGATGCTCGTTCCCCGGTCGCTCTCGCTGACGTTCGCGATCATCGCGCAGAACACCGAGGATCTCTACCAGCGCCGCCGCGCTGTCGCCGCTGCGTTCTCCCCGGCCGCCGGTGAGGGGCGGCTCGTCTGGGTGCAGGGTGAGCACTCGTTCTCCCTCCGGTGCGTGGTCGGGGGCGCCTCACCCGCGTTCCCGCAGGGCGGGCAGAGCGCTGGCCCCACCTGGCAGACCGTCACCGTGGACCTCACCGCCTCCGATCCGTGCTGGTTTGAGGACGCGCTCGAGCAGCACCTACAGGGGCTCGCCGGGGGGCTGGCGTTCCCGGTCGCATTCCCGGCGCACTTCGCGTTCGTGTCTCCGACAGTCACGATCGACAACCCCGGCGACGTCGAGAGCCCGGTCACGATCCGCGTCACCGGCCCGGCGCTCAACCCGGTGATCACCAACGCGACCACCGGCGAGAGCATCGGGCTGACGGTCGACCTCGCGCCAGGAGAATGGGTCGAGATCCGGACCGCATTCGG